AACTACAAACTCTTCAGGAACTGAAGTAGCATTTTATACTGCATCAGATGATCCAGTTACAGCACTAACTAATGATGGTGCATTATGGTACAATTCAATTGTTGACGAAGTTGACATTATGATCCACGATGGTAGTAGCTGGGTAGGTTATCATAACTTTAGTGCAGCATATGCTGATTGTGATCCAAATGGTCCAATCGTAAGTGCAAGCACACCATTATTACAAAGTGATGGTACTGCATTGGTAACAGGTGATCTTTGGGTTAGTACAGCTGACTTAGAAAACTATCCTGCAATTTACAAGTATAATGCAGAATTACAAAATACTCCAATTGCAAATCGTTGGGCTTTGCTTGATAAAGCAGACCAAACATCAGAAGAAGGTATTTTGTTTAGTGATGCACGTTATAACACAGCAGGCGCAAACAGTGGTACAGCAGGCGACATTGATGCACTATTAACAAGCAATTACTTAGATCCAGATGCACCGGATCCAGCATTATATCCAAAAGGTATGTTGTTATGGAACCTAAGACGTTCTGGCTTTAATGTTAAGAAGTTTGTACGTAATGTAATTGATATCAATTCAGACAACGGTAGAAACGGCGACGAAGCAATGGGTGCTTACTATCCACACAGATGGGTAACAGAATCAGGCAACCAAGCAGACGGTTCAGGTAGCTTTGGACGTAAAGCACAGCGTAAAGTTATTGTACAAGCACTACAAGCAATGCTTAACTCAAACGATGACATTAGAGATGACGAATCAAGAATCTTTAACTTGATGGCAACTCCAGGTTATCCAGAGCTAATTGGTGAAATGATCACACTAAACTATGACAGAGGCCTAAGCGCATTTGTTATTGGTGATACACCAGCAAGACTTGCTTCAGATGCAACTTCATTAAATAACTGGGCAACTAACCAAGCATTAGCACCAGAAGACAACGATGATGGCTTAACTAGCCGTGATGAGTACTTTGGTATATTTTATCCTTGGGGCTTCACAAGTGACAACGCAGGTAATAACGTAGTTGTTCCTCCAAGTCATATGATGTTACGCACAGTAGCATTAAGTGATCAAGTTAGCTATCCTTGGTTTGCTCCGGCAGGCACAAGACGCGGTGGTATTACTAACGCAACAGCAACAGGATTTGTAAATGCAGAAGGCGAATTTGTAACAGTAGCGTTGAACGAAGGTCAACGTGATACATTATACGCACAAGCTATTAACCCAATTACATTTATTAGTGGTGCTGGACTTGTTAACTATGGTCAAAAGACTCGTGCAAGAGGTTCAAGTGCATTAGACAGAATTAACGTGGCACGTTTGGTAATTTACTTACGCTCACAGTTAAATCAGTTAGCTAAACCTTACATCTTTGAACCAAATGATAAGATTACACGCGATGAGATTAAACAGGCAGCAGAGAGCTTGATGCTCGAGCTTGTTGGTCAAAGAGCACTATATGACTTCTTAGTAGTATGTGATGAAAGTAACAATACTCCAAGCAGAGTTGATAGAAATGAACTATACTTAGACATTGCTATTGAACCTGTAAAAGCAGTAGAATTTATTTACATTCCGCTAAGACTTAAAAACACTGGAGAAATAGCAGGGTTATAAGGTATTAATTAGGCCCCTGAAATATGGGGCCTAAATATGCTAAATACTTGCAACAGGAGATAAAATAGAATGGCAATTTCAACACTATCAAAAATTACAGTTCCTCTAGCAACTGGAGACAGCGCAGCAAGTCAAGGCTTGCTTATGCCAAAACTTCAGTATCGCTTTAGAGTAACACTTGAAAACTTTGGTGTATCAACACCGACAACAGAACTTACAAAACAAGTTGTTGACGTAACTCGTCCAACAGTTAGTTTTGAAGAGATTCCAATTGAAGTTTACAACTCACGTGCATACCTAGCTGGTAAGCATACTTGGGAAGCGATTACGCTGAACTTACGTGAAGATGTAAACAACAACGTACAAAAATTAGTAGGCGAGCAGCTACAGAAACAATTCGACTTCTTCGAACAGTCAAGTGCAGCATCAGGTCAAGATTATAAATTTACTACACGTATTGAGATCTTAGACGGTGGCAACGGAGCAAACACTCCAAATGTACTAGAGACTTTTGAATTATACGGTTGCTTTGTACAAAACGCTGCTTACAACTCACTAGCATACAGTGCTAATGAGCCAGTAACAGTTACACTTGCAATTAGATACGACAACGCAATCCAAACTCCAGATGGTACTGGAATTGGTACAGCAGTTGGACGTACAACAAACACTCTAATTACAGGCGGCGGCGTTTAATAAACTCCTTTAAGCCATTCATTATAAAAGGTCGCCTTGTGCGGCCTTTTTTATTATATACGTACATAATTTATAAAGATAAATATTAGTATGAGCAAGTTCAACGGTTTTTTAGATAATTTAGCTAACGGTATTTTAAGTCCAAAAGGCAATATGGCTGACTGGCAACACGCCTCACGGTTATATATTACTGACACACAAAAACACGCACCCAAGCTGTCGTTTTCGTATCACGTAACATTTTATCTTACAGAGCAAGCAAAAAGTATTATTAAAGAAGTTGATCAATACAAGCACGAAATTGGTATGCTTGTTAAACAGGCTGACTTACCTAAATTTACAGCAACAGTAGAAACTAAAAACAAGTACAATCGTAAAAAGAATGTACAAACACGTTTAGACTACAGTCCAATAAGTATTACATTCCACGATGATAACTATGGTGCAACAACAGCAATGATGGAAGCATATTATAGATATTATTATGCAGATGGTAATCATTCAATAAATGATGGGTCATACGGCAATCGTCGTACAGGCGATACATTGTATGACGGTCCAGGAACAAACACATTTAAATTTGGTATGGACAACAATATTCCAAATGTACCATTTTTTGACCGAATTGAAATTGCACAAATGGCTCGTAAGAGTTATACAAAATATACATTAGTAAATCCTATTATTTCGGACTGGTCACACGATACTGTACAAAACAGTGAAAGCAATCCTTTAGAAAATAGGATGACAATTAACTATGATACAGTGTTTTATGATAGAGGACACGTAGAAGCAGGTAATAACGGTGAACCTTCTGGATTTGGACAAACAGATCATTACGATTCAACACCTAGTCCTATTACACCATTAGGTGGCGGACAATTAGGTATCGATGGCATTTTTGGCACTGGTATTGACTTGTATGAATATATTACACAAGGTGCAAACTTTAGCAATCCTTTAGAAGCAGGCATTGCTGGAGTAAATTTAATTAATAGTGTTAGAAATAATGGCACAGATGGTCTTAGACAAGGCGGTATGAGAATACTTACAAATGCCATTGGTAGTGTAGCGGGTATAGATGTTAGTGGAGTTTCACAAACATTCTTTCCTAAAAGCTCAGGAAACGGCGGAGCAGCTGGATCATTATTATTAGCTACGGCTGCAATTGCAGGTGCATCGGCAGTAGTATCTAACAGTAGGGCAACATCGAATACAACAGGAGACACTAATCCAGCATCACAGGACGATGCAAGATTTCAAAACTTCTTAGGGCAATATCAATCCAACGGGGGCACCGGGGGAATTAATGGAGCAAGGACAAGTTATGATGCGCTGTCAACAGCAGCAAAATCAACGTTTGATTAAGGAGAAAATATGTCAAGTTTACCACAAGAAAAACCAAATAATTTTGATGACAAAGGTGTTACTAAATTCTTTAACACTTACTTTTCAAACAGTGTAAGTTTTCCAACAAGCCAAGTTGATGCAGTAGTTACATTCTTTACTAAAAGAGGATTTGACAAAACAGCAGCAATTAGTGTTGCAACTACATTACTACAACAGGCTAAAATTGATGAAGTTAACGTATTTAAATTGCTAGATACATTAACCGGATTAGACGAAATACAATTAAGTGCAATTGTTACAGAAGTGTTAAACTACAATAGACCTAAAACAAGTACACTAGGTTTTAAAAGAGCCGAATCAGCAGACAAAATCGAAAAACGAAATATTGTAGCGTAATATGGCCAGATTTGCCCAGGGAAAGTTTACACCAAAGCAACCTGAAAAATATATAGGCACTAAATCTCCTACATATAGATCAAGTTGGGAATTTCATTTTATGAAGTTCTGTGACGAACATCCTAGTGTTAGCAAATGGGCTAGTGAAGCAATACGTATTCCATATAAAAATCCACTAACAGGTAAACATACAATTTATGTTCCAGATTTCTTTATTGCATATGCAGAAAAGACTGGCAAACAAAAAGTTGAATTAATTGAAGTTAAACCAGCTAATCAAGCAATACGAGAAAAAGTAGGCAA